AATTGCGGGTCCTCCCCCATGCTAGCACGCCACGCTAGCTTGCCCCCTGCGTAGCATGCCAGCCTAGTCATGTCAAGAGAAAAAGTTGGGCGGACTATAAAGATATACCTTGACAAGCGCATGTGCGCATAGCTTCCCGCCATGACCGTGACGCATGCCTGCCCTGCCTACTGTCAAAGAATATCTCTTGACAGGATTGTAGGACGCACTAGTGTAGAGATGCGCCGCAGCCTGATTGCGATGCAAGTACGCCCGGCGGAAGTCCCCTGTGGTGTCGCCCCGTAACCGTGCCCGCAGGGTATCAACGATAAAAACCTCCCGCCGTTAGTCGCGCAATCGGGGCGCGGAATGCTCTCACGCCAAGCGCGCAATCCGTGCGCTTGTTAGGAGAGCAATCAAATGAACATCCAACGCAATACCGTTTACGCACAAACCGCACGTTTCGATGGAACGGCGCGAGCGTTGACCGAAGATGAGATGCATCGAATGGTGCCTTCCATCTTCGCTACAACGGCACACCATTCACGCAGCGATCGGTTCCAGCCCATACCAACCATCGAAGTTGTGCGGGCGCTGTCGCGGGAAGGCTTCGTGCCTGTTGGCGCGAAGCAATGCGGTAGCCGCGACCCGGATAAGCGCGATTTCACTAAGCATCTGATCAGACTTCGCCGCATTGACGAGGTCGCCAAGTATCAGACCGGCGACACCATCGCCGAAATCCTGCTGAAAAATGCCAACGACGGGAGTGCGGCTTATGACTTGCTTGCGGGGCTTTTCAAAATTCTGTGTCTCAATTCGCTTGTGGCACAAACCGACACAATGGAAAGCTTGCGCGTCAAACATAGCGGTGACGTTACTCATAAAGTCATCGATGGCACGTATCGCGTACTCGATACTGCTGTCGCGGCTTTAGAAGCGCCGCGCGAATGGTCAACGATCAACCTGGACCAAGACGAGCGGCAAGCCTTTGCGGAAGCGGCGCACGTTGTGCGCTTTGCCGATGCGGAGGGCAATGTTGCGACGCCAATCAAGCCGCAACAGTTACTGTTGCCGCGCCGCCAAGCTGATCAAGCGCCTAACCTTTGGAACACGTTCAACGTGATCCAGGAAAACAGCATGCGCGGCGGACTGTCAGCAATGGGCCGTGATGCAAACAATCGACCGCGCCGAACGACAACCCGCGCGGTCAACGGTATCGACCAGGACGTAAAACTGAACAAGGCTTTGTTCACACTCGCGTCGAAAATGGCCGAGCTGAAAAAGTGAAGTGGCTAATACTGTCTATCGTCGTTTGGTTCGTTTTCTGGTCATTGTACGGCTATCTAAACAATTGGAACGACCATGACGACGACCCCTGAACGAGAGCGAAGCGGGGCGCGCATTGCGCCCCGTTTTGCCGCGTTCATAACGCGAAACGAGGAGAGCACAAAATGAACCGCAAACAACGCGAAAGCGTGTTTCGCTTTTTCTGTGGGCGGTCATTACTGTAGCGATTGCGACAGTCGTTTAGGCCCTTTCAACTTTGGCCGCGATGCGTACGGCAATATCGGCCGCAAATATCCGGACGATGAATGAACGAGAGCGAAGCGGAGCGCACGTTGCGCCCCGTTTTGCCGCGTTCATGTGGAGACGCGATCAGGAGGAGAGCAAAATGGCATTCAAATTTTACAATGATCCCGGTCACAGCTGGATCGAAGTGCAGGCAAGCGACCTGAAAGCACTCGGCTTAACGCCGCACGATTTCAGCCGCTACAGCTACCGGCGACACAACACGTTCTACCTGGAAGAAGACTGCGACGCCTCAAAGTTTGTTGCGGTCTACGAGGCTAAGCACGGTTGCAAGCCGGAGTTCACGGACGTGTATCAAGAGCGCACGTTCATTCGCGCCTTGCCGCCAATTTGGTGAACGAGAGCGAAGCGGGGCGCGCCGTGCGTCGCCCCGTTTTGCCGCGTTCATGGACGGACGCGATTAGGAGAGCAACATGTCAAACAGCAGAAAGCAAATCAACCGACGCATCGAAAACGCCTACCGCGCAAGTTGTTCGGGTGTCCCGATTAACATCATGGACATTTCGAAAGTGTTCAACTTTGGCCGCATCAAAATCAGCGAAGGCGTCGATGACACATCGCTTGCGGCCAGCATCCGCGCTTACGTTGACCGTTTTTTGGTGTACGGCCATGACCCAGTATAGCAACCCGCGCATGACGGCAACCATCCCGCACTGGCCTTCCGGTGCCCGGCGGGTCACGGCAAGGTTTTACATTGAGCAAACGCCGAAAGGCGAACGTGCGGCGCGCGTGACCACGGGCAACCCGGTCAAGCTGACGTTTGCCCGACGCATGCGGATCGTCGATGGTGATGACGGGCGAACCTACATCGCCCGCGATCACGGCCACGGCATGGTCAGCGTGTTTCGCGGCGACATGAAATACGAGCACGAGACCGCGCACGATCCTAACCCGCGCTATGCGGAACTGATGGCACTATTCCAATAGAAAAATCCCTTGACGGCGATTGTCAAGGGATTATCTTTAACACCTATCGGGTGACCGTGGGCGTCCGAGCCGAAAGGCATTCTGTGAGACGGTTGGAAAGGCCGCTCATTCAAGGGTGCCGACCCACGGACTTAAAGTCAAGGAGAGCGCAAAATGGCAAAGACTGAATACGGTCGCGGAAAGGGCTACGCAGAGATTGCCGCGCGTCGGGTCTGGCGGTTAGCCGGCCTATCGAGCCAGAAAGAACTATTCGCCTTGAGTGACGCGCAAATCTTAGCCATTCCAGATGTCGGGCAAAAAACGCTCGAAGCGATTAGAAAATTGGAACAACAAAGTGGAGACCACAATGCTCAAGATCAAACCCACCAAAAATAAGTCAACTGGGGGGCGCGATGATCACCGCAGTCATGGTGCTGACCTTCATAGCCGGCAGCGTTGTCGGCGCAATCACAATGGCAATCTTGGCCATGGCTAGCGACAGCCGTGCCCGTCGACGCAATCAAATGAGCCTTCCCGAATTCGAAAGACTGCAGGACTTAACTCGCAAACCAAAAAAGCCGCAACGTCGGCGACGGAAAAGTGGAGACCCAAATGAACAGTCAAATGTATTACCCACTGAAGATCAAGCCAACCAAAAATGATGACATCGACGCTGCGCTCAATCTGGTGATCGAGCTGGCGTTCCAGAACGTCGTCGATCGTCTCGACAATCCCGGCGAGTACCGCCGCCAGATGGCAGCGGTCAAGCTGGTGCGGGACACGTTCACCAAGGCAGGAGAGCTGCGATGATCTACGGCCTAATCGGGTGAACGCGATGAGCCTTTACCACGTAACTTGTCCAAGCTGCAAAAAGAGCTACACCACACTGAGCGACGAAATACCAATCATCAAATGCGGCGACTGTCTTATGAATAGAGGGAAAATCGTCACTCTCAAATACCAACTAATTCAAGAGGGACGACGATACCCACCACCACAAATGTGGAAGGCGCGCCCTGACGAGGATCACGACTAACAACAATGGCGGGCCGGGACACCCCGGCCCACCCCCCCCACTCCCCCGACCGGAACAAAAAGGGACCTAAAAATAATAAAAAAATTCAAAAAAAAATTTTGGACCAAATTAAGGCAGCATGATGGAGAGCAACATGAACGCAAGGGAACTATTGGCCTTCGCCGCCAAAGCGGCCGTGCAAACATTCAGACAAAACGGCGAAGTCATCCCGGTGCTGCACATCGTCGATGACAACGGCAACCATATTCCGTTTCACTGGGCCGGCGGGTTTGAGGACCACCACGCCAAGCAATCAACGTCGGAGATCATGCGCAAGGCGCTCAAGGCCGCCCACGCCGTGCGCTATGCTCTGATCATGGAGGCCTGGGCCGTGGACGAGCACGGCCACACTGAGCTGGCGATGGACATGAGTTCCAAAGGCATTAGCCTAGAGAGCCATCCCGACAGCATCGAGGTGATCACCATCTTTGTCGAGGACAAGCTCACCAAGGAATGCCTGTCGCGCATGTACCGCATTCTCCGCCCCGAGCGCGGCAAGCCGAGGCTCGTGCCGCCGCGCGACCTGGACCTTTCCAAGGACGGCAGCGCGTCCGGGCGGTTCAACAACCTGTTTGAGGACGAAGCCTAAAAACGGAGAGCGGCAATGGACGAAAAAGATGATCGCCTAGGAAAGTTCGAACGCGCACTTGGTGCGCCACCCGAGGTAGCCAAGTTTGCGCCGAAGACGCCGAAACCTGAGCCGACGATTGCCTCGCTGATCGAGCAGGTTAGGCAGCACACTCAGAGCATCAATGAATTGTGCACCGACATCGACCGCGTCATCGCCGACACCGAGGCCAGCGCCCGCAAGGCGGCGGACAGCTTGATCGAAGCATCAAAGAGGATGAAATGAAAAAGAAACCGCCGGGCGAGGAGAGCAACCTTGCACCCGGCGGTTCAAACCCAAATCTCAGTACGCATATGTGGAGACGAGTTCCATACATAGCATCTCTGCAGGGGGACCGCAAATGCCCAAGCTCAAGCCCAACCTCGAGCTGGTGCGGCTGATCGAGGCCGTCGTCGACCAGCGGCTGGCTGCCCTAATGCGCAGCCCGCCGATCGCCGCCACCCTCGCACAGCGCTTCATGAGCGGCCGCTGGCATCGCCGCGATGGCGATGGCTACGGTATCTTTCCGCGCCCCGGAGAGCACCATGCCGACCGTCCAGGAACTTCTAGAGACGAATAGCATCCCTGAACCGAATTCAGGTTGCTGGATTTGGCTTCGGGGCATCTCAAATAGATATCCCGTTTGGAAATGGGATGGGCGTCAACGGCAGGTAACGCACCTCGCATTAAAACTCAAAGGCATCGAGGTTGGCGACCTCGATGCTTGCCACCATTGCGACAACACGTTTTGCGTCAATCCTGACCATCTTTTCATCGGCACTCGCTCCGACAACATGCAAGACGCGCAAGCCAAAGGCCGCCTTGTTGGCTATGGCAAACGCGAGTTTTGCAAATCCGGACATCCTCTGTCGGGCGACAATATTCGCGTTGATCCCAAGTCCGGCAAGCGCAAATGTCTGATTTGTCAACGACGCTGGGAACAGGAATACTATTGGCGTACTCCTTCTCGCCGACAACGGAGGAGGTAACTCATTCCAACGATTAGACAAGGTATCTACGATCTCCTTACGAGCGTCGAAATCGATACGAAAGAATTAGGAAGGGCACGGATCGAGCCGTGGCCGTCACAGCGTATTGTCATCGACGCCGTAGCGCGCGGGCTTAACGAGGGCGTTCACGAATTCGTGGTTCTGAAATGCAGGCAAGTCGCGATCACGACTGTCTGCTCAGTGATAGAATTGTTCTGGGCGCTGGCCAATCCTGGAGTGCAGGGAGCCATCATTGCGGACAGAACAGACAATCTGGAACGCCTTAGACGAATTTTCGGCAGCCTATTGGAAACGCTACCGGCTGAGTGGCGATCCCCCGAGCACGAACTCATTCAGAATAACCGTACCGGCATGGCGTTCGCTAACCGCAGCGTCATTGACCTCATGGCCGCCGCGAGCAATCCGGACCTTGGTGCGTCTCGTGCTCTGAACATGATGCACGCCACTGAGTGCGCGCAGTGGAAGTCGCTCGCCGGTGTGGAGAGCCTGAAAGCCTCGCTGGCGCGGCAGAACCCCAATCGGCTCTACATCTGGGAGAGCATCGCCTCGGGCTTCAACTGGTTCTACAACCACTGTCAACAAGCAAAAGTTGACAGGCACATGCGATTCATCTTCATCGGCTTCTGGGCCAACCCGACCTATGCCATCCAGAAAGACGATCCCGACTACAAGATCTACTGGGACGGCCGGCTGACGGTCGACGAGATCAACCGCGCCAAGTACGTCAAGGAAAATTACAAGGTCATCGTCAAGCCGGAGCAGATCGCATGGTGGCGGCGGGAGAGCGAGTTCAAGCACGAAGAATACATGCTGCGCCACTATCCGTGGCACGAGCGCGAGTGCTTCATCGCCTCCGGATCCGGCTTCTTCCCAGCGGCGCGAACCTTGGAGATTGCCGAGCTGCTATCGCCGGTCGGGCTGCCTTACAAGGGCTACAAGTACACCTTCGACGACAAGTTCCTGGCCAGCCGCATCGAGCAAGTGAGCAAGCCCGATGACGCCATGCTCAAGGTCTGGGAGCCGCCCGAGGCCACCGGCGCTTACGTCATTGGCGTCGATCCATCCGGTGGCGGTGGCGGCGAGAGCGATGACCATGCCATCCAGGTTTTGCGTTGCTACGCTGATAAAGTGGTTCAGGTCGCTGAGTTTCAGTCGAACCGACCCCTAACATATCAGCTAGCTTGGGTGTTAGCTCACTTAGCGGGCGCGTACCGGGATCATATCGCAAACTTGGAAGTAACTGGAGTGGGCGCGGCTGTCTTGCCTGAAGTGAGAAACCTCCGTCAATTAGCGGAACGGGGCATTCTGCAAGGCGAGCCGGGTACAGAAAACATCCTGAATATGATTGGCGCAGTACGCTGGTTTCTCTACAAAAGACCTGACACGCTAGGAGGAGCTGGAAACGTAATCGCGTGGAAGGCCAATTCTGACAATAAGCATCAGGTGTATTCGGAGCTGCGAGACAGTCTGATGCTGCGGCGCTTGGAAATCCGATCACCGCGACTGATAGCGCAAATGCAAAGCATCGTCGAAGACGATGGCTGGATTGGAGCTGGGCCGGACACCGGCGAGAACGACGATTTGGTCTCAGCATTGGTGCTTGCCCATCACGCCTGGGTGGAATGGCGTCGACCGATGCTGGTGGCACGTAACATCACTTGGGACAGCATCAAGGGCGATCGACCGCCGCAGGACATGGGCACGGTGCTGTCGTTCGCGTTCTCGCAGCACATGAGCATGATCAATCGCCAGTCGCGTGTTCGTAAGGAGAAATTCTGATGCGTGCCGCTCTAGTTTATTTCTAATGCCTCGCGACTTTGTGGAAGAGCGCCGCATCCAGAGGATGCGCGAAGAAATGCAAAAGCTGCATCGGCGTCTGCGCGTGCCGCAACAAGTTCTCGATCTTTACATGCAAGACCTGCTGCTTCGATTTCTTCACACCGCGACACCTAAGGAAATAGTCGAGCATAGGAAGCGATTTCTGGCTGAACAGGAGGCGGCGGGCAACATTCTCCCACCGAAAGACGATGCCAATCGTTAGAACCTACGGCTGTGGCGACTGCGGCCACTTTCTTGAGGTCACCCTGACCATGGAGCAGGTCGACGACCCACCGCCTGACTGCCCGCATTGCGCTGCTCAACCGATGCAGCAAGAGTTCAAGCCGATCGCCATCGGCGGCTCGACGGTCGGCAAGGCGGTCAAGCTGGCCGAGACCATCGCGGCCGAGGATTATGGCGTCGCCGACATGCAGCACGACACCAGGATCGGCGGCACCCCGAAAGTAAGATACAAGGATCAAGGCAACGCGCTGCAGCAGCAACAGCTCAGTAGCTGGGGCGCGCCCGGCAACGTCTTGTCGGAAGCCATCGCGCTGGGCCGGCAAACCCGGATGGCCAACGGCGGCTATAGCGGGGTCGACACCCTGCAAGCCATGCTCAAGAGCGGCGAGCAGCCCGACCTGATCGAGGCGTCGAAGAGGCGGGCCATGCGGGTATGGTGAATGCCTATCGTGCTCGACCGCAACCTGCTGAATTATGACGAGGTCAAGGTGACCAAGCTGCGCATGCAGGAGCTGATCAAGCTAGAGCGATTGCTGTGGACCTGGATGGACAAAACCGGCGGCGCAGCTAACATCGCCAAGCTGCTGAACATCATTCACCGGGAAGTCGAATGGCGCTTCCAGGAAAAGGACTGGAGCTAAATGCTCCGCATCCCCGACAAAGACCTCGAGCTGTGGCTGAAGGAACTCGCTGACGAGTGCATGGCGTCGGCGGAGGAGCGCGGCATGGTCTACGCCCGCGCCGCGCAATACTACTACACCGGCACTCACGACAGCCGCGCCGCGATCTACAACAAGTGCAAGCCGTTCATCGACAAGCTGGCCGGCTTCCTGATGCAGCCGACCGACGTGCGCTTCGCCATGATCTACGATGACAATGAAAGCGACAGCGTGGTCGAGCGCGCCCAATTGGTGTCCGACAAGCTGACGGCCGACTATCGCAACAGCGACAGCGACATCACCTTTGCCGAAGGCGTGGTGTGGTCGATGATCAATGGCTGCACCTTGCTCAAGCACATCCCGACCGAGGAAGGTGGCTTTCAGCTCGGCCAAGTGCATCCACAAAACTTTGGCGTGCTGTCGGAGACCACGATCGGCCTCGATGAGCAGGAAGCCTTTTGCCATGTCAGCTACCCGACCGTCTCGCGGCTACGTCAGGTTCTTGCCAACCATCCGCACCGTGAGGCTATTCTCGCCAAGGTTGGCGAGACCCGGCCGGGCGAGCAGGACAGCGAGCGCCCCTCGTATTTTCATCAAATGGTCGTGGGTGGCCTCAACCCGCTCGGTGATTACCCTGGAGGGGCACCACGGAGTGAGGCTGCCGGCATCGTCAACGTCTTTCCGATACCAACGCCCTGGCGGCCCAATCGCAAGCTCGCGCCGACCGTCAAGCATGTCGAGATCTGGATCAAGGACCGCGACCGCGATGGTGACTACTCCGTCATCCAGATGATCCACGGTCACGAGCCGATCATCATCGAGGGCGACAAGACCCGCCGCAACCTGTCGAAGATCCCCGGCCGCAACTCGTTCGTCAAGGTCCAGGCCCAAGTCACGCCCGGTTATTTCTGGGGCCGGTCGATGATCGCCGACGTGCAGATGTTGCAGGACATCTTGAACAAAAGGTTACGTGATCTCAAGGTCATGTGGGATCGCAACGTCGCCGCCCCGCAAGTGTTCTCCGGCTTCACCTCGATCACCGAGGAGCAGTATTTCAAGATCATCTCCGAGGGCGGCTTCATCAACGATCCGAACCCAAACGCCAAGGCGCAGAAGCTCACCGACCCGCCGCCAGCAAACTACCTCGAAGAGCTGCAATTCCTGTTTCAACTGTTCGACGAGGCATCGGGCTTCAGCCCGGTGATGTCGGGCCAAGGTGAGCCAGGGGTGCGGGCAGGGGTCCACGCCCAAACCCTGGTCCGCACATCGACGCCGCGCCTGATCGACCAAGCCGCCCGCATCGAGCGCCAGCTCAACGAGAGCGGCTATCTCGCCTTCCGCATCATGCAGGCGATGGACCCGCACGTTTACGTCACCGGGGACAACAAGATTGAGTTCCGCCTCGCCACCATGCCGGACGGCTTCCAGATCCAGGTGGACAGCCATAGCGCGTCGCCCGCCTTCGCTGAGGACAACCGTCAGGTGGCCATTGCTCTAGCGCGCGCGGGCGCGGTCGACGCCGAGGACCTGATCCACATGTTGCATCCGCCTGGAGCCGAGCTTTTGCTTGCCCGCCTGCGACAGCGGCAGAAGAAGGCCGCCGAAACCGCCCAAGAGGAGAAGAAGGAGGAGCTGATCAAGGGTGTGCTCGGCTTCCCCTCCGGCGGCAAGAAGTCGTCGGGTGGACGAAAGCGGCAGTGATGTTGTAGCTTTGCCACAAAACCAGGAACCGGGATGTCGTTTCTCGACAGCGCAGCCGCTCCAGAGCAGAACGAAGGCCCGCCGCCGGCAGCCGCAAGCCCGCCCGGTGGCGGCCAGCCTAATCCGCCGCAAGGTGGCGGCCCGATCCTTGCCGCACTCGCCAACCGGCAACGCGGCCATCAGGTCAGCGCGCCCGGCCCCGGCGACACCGCGTCGTCGATGTCGTTGGTGCAGCACGCCATCGGCATGCTGTCGCAAGCGCTGCCCGGTCTTGAGCCCGGCACCCCCATCCAGCAGGACGTGCTGAAGGCGACCCAGCGCCTCAGCAAGCATGTTCAAGGCACCAGCCTGGGTGCGGGCCAGCAGAAAACCCACCTGATGGACATGCTGGCCAGCCTCGCCAAGAACTTCATCTTGCAGAACATCATGGGCCAGCAGCGCGGTGCCACGGCCCCGACCGGCGGGCAGCAGGGCGGCGGACAGCAAGGCGGCCCGCCCGGCGCTATGGCTAGTGCCCCGATGCCATCGACACCACTACCTGGCGCGTGATAAATGAGCTGTTACCGAATTGTTGCATTCCGCGAAAGCGGCCAGGTGTCCCAGTGCCCGATCCGGTTCGATAATTTAGAGGCCGCAAAGTTCTGCACCGAGATCTCAATTCTGCATTTCGGTGAAGGCTGGACGGTCATCGTAGAGGAGCAAGAAGATGGCGCAGAACAGATCGTACGACCCTCCAATCACGACTCCGCCCGAGACGCCGCCCAGGACCGTGCTGCAGGTGGACACCCAGAGCGAGGTGTCCGAGTGGGGCGCGATCCCGAAGGTGGTGCCGAAACCTGAAGGGGGTGTCCCGCTGCAGCCATCCATAGTCGGCAAGTCGAACAACAACTGATCGCCATGCCGGGATGTCGCAAAAACTCTCCGCTCAGACCGTGCAAGGTCTGCGGCGAACTTATTTTTCCACGTCAGTATCAACGCAACGCTCGGCGCACCCCTTCATACAACATGCCTCTATGCTGTTCACCGGCATGTTCTGCGATTGCTGTCGGCCTCGCAAAGCGAGGGACCGGCAACGGATGGCGAGTTGATCGCAACGGCTATCTGATGGGCACCCACAGGCATTCGAAGGACTTCGGTCGCCATCAGCACCGTGTCGTTATGGAAGAAATCTTAGGCCGGAAGCTCAAGCGGACAGAGACCATCCACCACAAAAACGGCATCCGCACCGACAATCGACCGGAAAATTTAGAACTGTGGGCCAGCGACCATGGATCGGGACAGCGCCATTCCGATCTCGACATTTGGGGCGGCAACATCGCTCCCTACCACTACAATGCGGTGTGACCATGCCTAGAACGATCCCCGATGAAGAGTACACATTTTTGCAAGGTCGCCGGCAGATCGCCGATTTCGTCGAGAGCATTTATCAGGACCCGACGCTGACCAAAGAAGCGCAAGCCCTGATCAAGAAGAAGTACCCCAACCTCGCCATTCCTGATTACGATCTTGAGAGCAAGGTCGAGGCGCGCCTCAACGCCGAGAAAAAAGAGCGTGAGGACCGCGAGGCGGAAGCGCGCAAGGCACAAGAGCAAGAACGCTTCCAAAGCGTGCGCGGTGACACGCAGAAGAAGTACGGCTTCACCGACAAGGCCATGGAAGAGCTAGAGCAGTTCATGGTCGACCACAATGTCGGCGACTACGAAGTCGCGGCCACCTACAAGGCCAGCAAAGAACCCAAGCCCAGTGACGCGACCTATAACGATGGTCGGTGGAACCACGATAAAATTCCGGGTTTCAAGGAAATTTCAGCTGATCCTGAAGGATGGGCGCGTGGTGAAATCTTAAAGTCGCTTTACAACGACGAAGAGCGTCGCAAGCAACAGAGGTTCTGATCATGCCGATCCTGGGCTCGGGCTTAATTCCCTCAGGTCCGATAGGGCTGGAGCTGGAAGCAACCGTTCGCCGCGTCTTCGCGCAAATGGTCGTTATTTTAATTTACCGACAAAATCCATTGCTGGCGCTTCTGCTCAGAAATGCCATCCGCGCCTCGGGCGGTGTTTCACCGTACACCCAGCCGGTGCAGACTGGTCAGTATGTCACCTCTTCGTGGATTGGGCCTGCGGGCCAGTTTAATCTTCCTACGGATGTTGCCGCCACCGTCAACGCCGAGTTCAATTTATGCGCGTTGGCGACGCCGGTATCTTCTCTGGGCTTGGAGCAACTGGTTACGCAGGACGCTATCGCAGTCGCCAGCCGACTGATGCTGAAGCTGAACGATCTGAAGAACTCGGCGCTGCATTCGCTGGCGGCAGCGTTGTTTGGTTCGAACGCCGGCAACGTCGCGCTGCAGATGTTTGGCCTTGCGGACGCTTATAGCGATGGGGTCACGGCCCTCACGCTGCCAACGACTGCAGCCGTTGACGTTTATGGTGGCCTGAGCCGAGCGACTTATCCGACTTGGGCCGGCCTCGTGGTCCCGACCGCAGGTGCGGTGCTAACCCGCGCCACCTTCATCCCGATCCTGCTCAACGCCGCCAAGCATGCCGGTGGCGAGGCGCTCGATTTCGTGGTCATGTCGATCGAGGACTGGACCACCTTGATGACCGACTTCATGTCGGTCGAGCGCTACAACAACGACCCGGCCTCGCGCTGGGGCAAGGACGATCCGGTCAACTCAGGCTTCCGTGGCCTGCTGCTCGGCGACACGCCGATCTTCTTCGACCTCAATTGCCCGAAAGGAACGGCCTTCGGATTTAACAGCAAGTACATCACGCTGGTGATCCACGAGGACGCCAACTTCGCCTGGACCGGCTGGTACTCGACCATCCCACAAGGCCAGATCGCGAGCGTCGGATTGTCACTGACTGCGCTTAATCTGGTCTGCAGCAAGCCCTCAACCGGCGTCATCGTCAACGGCATCACAGGAGGTGCAACATTTGGACCCGCTCCGCCTCCATAAGACCGCCGTCTGAAGTCGTCACCGGCGTCCTACCACCGTGCCCGCCGCCGCCGATCGCGCGGCCGGCGAAGCGGCCGCGCTATGTCATTCCGGGCTCGCACTGGAATGATCCGGCTTACTGGCAAATGCCGCGGACGCCGACCTTCTTCGATAGCGGCTTCCCGACGCCACGCACGCCCTGGCCGTTCGAGAGCGAGACCCGCGCGCCGGGCACCGGGTTGATCATGGGGCCGTCGCCGGCACCGCCGCCGCCGTGCCCGCCACCGCCGTGCCCACCGCCGTCGTGGTCGCCACCGTCGTGGCTACCGTGCCCGCCGCCGCCGTGCCCGCCATCGTTCGGACCGTGGTCGGCCCAACGTCAGCTACCGTTCCCCACCCGCATGCGGCGAGGACGGTAATGGCCGAGCCAGAACTCCTAGCAGCGCCTGTCGTCAGCAGCGTCGCTCCAAAAACGGGTCCACCAGAGACCGCCACCGCTGTCACCATCACCGGCACGGGGTTCACGGGTGCGACTTCGATCACCTTTGGCGGTGAAACCGCAACCACGGTCGTCATCGTCAGCGACACCTCGATCACCTGCCACACGCCGGCCAATATCGGCTTTGCTACGGTCGATGTGACCGTCGTCACGCCGGGCGGCAGCAACACGCTGTCCAGTGGGTTCACTTTCCAGACTGCAACCTCACCAATTTTTCCAGCGTTCACGCCGATCTATCCGCCGCCCGCTGTTGGCGTCGGCGGCGGAGCTGCGCCCACCTTCCCCCCGCCGACCCCGCCGCCCATCGGGCAGGTCCCTGTTGGCCCGCTGGTCGGTCCGGCCATAGCGCCCGCCGCAGTGCCTCCCTCTGTGGCGGGCGTCGTGCAGCCGCAATACAAGACCGGCAGCGCGACGACGCCGGCCGGTTACTTCCCGTCCTTCACCGCGACGACCGCATACGCCGGCTTCCCGAACAATCCACCGACTGGCGTGCCAATCGTGTTCTCCAACATTTCCACCAACCCATCGCGCAGCGGCGGTGTCTGGACCGTGGTGCCCCCGCCATCGACGGCGACCATCGCGCAGATTACACTCAATGGCGCATCAAACTTGACGCCGCATCTCTTTGAGGTTGAGCACGATGTTGGCTCAGTACGTCTCGGACACGAGGAACCTGCTGAACGATCAGCAGGGGCAGTTTTTCCCGGAGACGACGCTCCATACCTACATCAACCGCAGCCGACGAAGAGTAGCCGCCGCAAGCGGCTGTCTGAGGGTGGTCCCACCGGGCATTCTGACAATTCCTAATCAGGAAATTTATCCGTTCAGTGCCTGGAACGCGCTGGTGCAGCAAACTCTGCCCGGCGTGCAGTCCATCCTCGCCTGCCGCTCGCTCGCCGTCGCCATCGGCGGCAAATGGCAACAGCAAGACAACGGCCAGTGGATCATTGCCGGCGGCGCGTGGAAGCCGCTGTGGCGGCGCATCGTCTGGACCGATTTCCAGGCGCGCTTCCGCATCTATGGCAGAACCTTCCTGGGCGTGCTTTCCGAGCCGGGCTGGTACTCGCAGTTCGGCGAGGGCGCGCTGGCGTCGCTCTATCTCGCGCCGATCCCCACGTCGACAATGCCGATGGAGCTTGATCTGTCGTGCGTGCCGTCGCCGCTACTCACCGACAACGATCCCGATCCAATCCCCTACCCTTGGACCGACGCGGTGAGTTATTGGGCTGGAGTTTTATGCCTAATGCAGCAGCAGCGCGGCCAGGATGCCTCGGCGCTGGCGCAGGTGTTCAACGCCGAGATGCCGTTCGCCGCCTCGGTGGTCTGCCCGCAGATGATCCAGACCGCCTACGGCGCGGCGATGCGTAGCGCGTGAGCCAATGCCGATCCAGAGCGCCAACCCGTTCGAGCTGTTCACACTCGATCAGTGGAAGGGGCTCAACCAGCAGGGCCGTCGCGGCTCGATCGACGATCAAGAGGAATGGTGGGACGAGAACCTGTTCGCCATCGGTCCCGGCAATCTGCGCTCATGCTGGGGTCATGGCCCGGCGATCTACACCGCCCCTGCAGGAGCGTCCATTCTAAGAATTTTCTTTGGCTTCATCGGCAACGAGACAGGAGAGTTCAATGTCCCGCCTCCCGGTCGCCTCGGCTGGATGTTCCTCAGTGACGGCAATGTCGACCAAGTCGATCTCGACACCCGCACGGTCACTCGCGTTGGCGTTGCCTGGGAGCCCATCACCCCGCAGTATTGGGCCAGCGCAGTGGTGTGGCGGCCTCAATTCTTCGGTAACACTGCCGGGCAGCAAGGCGGCGTCCTGCTTGGAAGCCCCAAAGGGCTCTACGCCTGGGATGGCACGCTACTCTCCGCCCCTGGCGATCCGGCACCGGATTGGCTGACCGAAGCGCTGGAAACGCCGTCGCCGCCGGTTAGCTACACGATGCCGGAAGGATTGCCCGGCATCTACTGCATGGAGGTCTATCAGAGCAGGCTATGGGTCGCCGGCAAGGACGTCATCTCTTTTTCTGCTCCCTCAAATGGCGCAGATTTCTCCACCACCGACGGCGGCGGCTCGTTCGGCTACTTCGGCAACAAGCTGACCTACAGCTTCAACGATCTGGCCGCCTCGGCCGGTTATTTGTACTGCTTTGGCGACAGCTCGATCGACTTGATCGCCAACGTGCAGCTCTCCGGCCAGGGCACGCCGCAAAACCCGTTCACCACCAACTTCAACTACGAGAACATCGATCCCCAGGTCGGGCAGCGCTTCCCGCGGCCGGTGGGCCGCCTCGGCCGCTACTTTCAGACCTTCAACGGTGCCGGCATCTTCGAGTGCCGCGGTGGCGAAGCCGGCGAGATCGGCAATCGCGTCACCAACATCCTCAACACGCTCGACACCTCGACATTCTTGCCGACCATGTGCCCGGCGACGATGTTCGGCTTCAAAGTTTTGCTTTGTAACGGAAAATTCACTGACCCGTTCGGCGTGTCACGCAGCTTGTTGTTGATGTACCACCCCGGCCAGCAGCCGTTCTGGTCAGTTGCTAGTCAAAATTTAAATTTGACCAACATCAGTGCCTACGAGCAGGACAGCGTCATCACGCCATACGGCACGGACGGCACTGCGCTCTATCAGTTGTTCGCGCAGCCCGACCCCAACCTGATCAAGCGGCTGGCGACCAAGTTCTTTCGCGGCAGCGGGCAGAAGCAATTGATCATCAAGAATTGGAAACGGCTGTTCCTGGAATTTTACGACAATTTCGGCGGCGGGGTGTCGCTCACCGGCAAGCTGATCACGGCCGGCGGCGGCGTGCCGGGCGGCAGCCAGGACATCGGCTTCGAGCTAAGCGCCGGACAACACTTTGCTTTCGAGCCGCAGCAGACCTCGGGCGGCGGCATCGCCGGGTCCATCGAGCTGCAAAGCTTCTCACCAGATTTCACTTTGGAGAGGCTTCATGTAGGATCAGAGGACCGAACGTTGTTCGGCGCTTAACCCGCACACACTCGAAAGAGGAGAAGAGCAGATGGGTAACCTTGAAACCGCAGTTCGTGAGCGTCGTGGCAAGCGCCGTGGCCGCAAAGGCCGCCGGTAAGCCCGATGGCGCGTAGAGGGCGCAAATCTCGCAGAGGCGGGAGGTACTGATGGCACGCGGTAAGCGTCTCAAGCAGACCCGCCGCGCCCGGCGCATCAGAGCCCGCAAGGCGAGGAGGCATGGCCGCTGACATTTCCAAGATGTTGGGCCGGCAGCTCAAGAACAAACGCTTCTTGAACTATCGCACCCCGAATGTTCAGCCACGCCTTAACTCTTCGCTCAAACAGGGCGTCACTCGTCGGGTCAGCCCGCGAATGCGCCCGATTAGGAGGCTCTGATGGCACGAGGCGTCAACCTTGGGCCACGCAGCCGCGTTGATCCAGCCGGCAAGCTCGGCCGGCTGCATCGGCCGTCCACACGCATTCGTCGGCATCGCGGCCATCGACAAGGCCGTGCTGGCCGGCGCGGCCGCATGTGAGGCTGTGATGGCTCGTCAAGACAAAGCGCCGGGCCGCACTGGCCCGGTTCGCCGCATGCCTTGGTCGAACGGTGCCTATCCGGGCGATTGTCGGCCAACGCGCGGCAATCACTTGCACAGAACGCCGCGACCCGGTGGACGCACCGGGCCGGACCATCGGCGAGGGCGGCGGCGGTGAAGAGATCCGCCGCTAGGCCGTTCAATCTGCCGCACTCCCCGAAGGAGAGCGAGCTGCACGTGTCCGTGGCTGAGCTGCTCGACTGGATACTGCTACCTCCAGCGATGTTCACCACGTTCCCGGCCGGTTGGGGCAAGCTCACCAAAGCAACCGCCGGCCGGCTCCATGCCAGCGGCCTGAAGAAGGGCATGCCGGACATTCTGGTGTTTGATGCCCGCCAACGGATGGACGTCACCAAAGTCGTCGGCATCGAGCTGAAGGTCGGCGCTAACGCCGTCAGCTCGGCGCAGCGCACCATGTTCGCCAAATTGCAAGCGGTCGGCATCACGGTCTATGTTTGCCGCAACATCGACGATGTCATTCGCGCGCTCGACGAAGAACTCATTCCGCATCGCCACATCAACAGCCAGACAATACCATCACTGCCGATAGGAGCCGAGAATGTCACGGGAGAACCAATCTGAATGGCCCAGACAGAAACCTTCGGACGGAACAGATCGGACCAGCCCAACGGGCTGCTTTCAGACCTCGGACGGAGTTCTGAGGTCAGATCGCTCACTAGACGGTCCTTTGCGGCTGGGGACGGAGCCGAGGATCGGCCCAAGGGGCGCATTGCGGGGCGGCAACGCCTCCGACTTCGGCATGGATCGCGTAAGCCCAAGAGGGTTTGATCCGCTCGGCACCTCCGACACCCGCGCTCCGACGCAGGAAGCCAGCACGCTGATCTCCAAGGAAGTGCGCCGCTACAAACGGTGAGCAACGAGTAAAGCACTTGCGGGGAGGCGCTGTCTCCGCGTTACGTCGCGGGAGGGCGTGCTGAAGCGCAGCACGGCTTTATCCCCTTACCCAGGGCTGCGACCCTCCATCCTCTGGGGTTCGGACGGTCCGCAAGCGCCTTACTCGTCGCAGAGATCATAATGCCGCTCGCGGTCCTGCTCAACCCCGATGATCCAATCTACGCCTTCGAGCACATGATGCAGACCCGGCAATATTTTGCCGTCATGGAACAGTTGTTCAATTTTTCTATTTTACCGTATCTGCTCGATCCGAGCACCGACACTGCCGCACCCGCCGGACCGTGGAACTTGCGGCATCAACAATCGCACACCGACTTCAACGCCGACCTGCCGTCGAACTACGCCGATGGCTACACCACGGCGGTGATCACGCCCGCGCCCGCCACTGGCACCGGCACCTCGACCGGAACCACCAGCTTGGCGATGGTGGGCGTGGCCGGCACCATCATGATTGGCGCGACCGTTGCGGGCGCAGGCGTGCCCGGTGGCGTCACCATCATCGCGCAGCAGAGCGGTCCGGCAGGCGGCAGCGGCACCTACACCACCAGCGCGGCAACGACGCTGTCCGGGGTGGCGCTGACCATCACCCACCCGCCCTACACCCAGGCCACCGCCATCGACGGCGGGACCTTCGGTATTCCGCAGGCGCAGATTTTGCTAGAAGGGAACGGGGGCAGCCCGGAGAACCGATCATGGTGGACGTTCGTCAACCACCAGCAACATTTCACAGCGAACCAAGCAGTGTTGCCCTTGCCAACGACGGCACCTATCACCGCAGGGACCCCGCCGGGAGTGGAAACGGTCTCGAACCCGTGGTGGTGGGTGAGCCGAGCGCCGGTGGTGTTCCCGTTCTGGTAGAGCCTCGGGTGATGACCGAGGCCGACATCCCCTGGCTGTTCTATCTGTGTCGCAAGAAATACTCTCACAAGTACGACGCGCTCTCGACCGAGCTGTGGTTTCGCAACATCGTGATGAAGAACCCGCTGCTGTACCTGCCGCAGCGCACCGACAACGCCTTTTGCATCTCCATGCTGACGACGCTGCCGTGGGTGCCCTACGAGTTCGAGGCCAGCATCGTCTTCATCGTTGCCGACGACGGCCGTGGCCTGGAAGCTTTGAAGCTAATGCGTGCCTCGGTCGAGTGGGCGAGGTCGCGGCGCTGCGTGGCATGGCGCTGCTCGTCGGAGACCGACAGCGACCTAACCGTGTTCTGCCGCCGCGTCGGCGCAACCGAGATCAGCCCGCGCTTCACCTTGAGGCTGCAGTATGAGCGGTGAGACAACAGGCGGCGGCACGCCATTCGCGCCCTCTAGCAACACCAGCGGCGTCACCAGCCAAGCCCCGTTGGGCTTTGGTGGTGCGGGCTCCAGCGTCGGCGCTTTGTTTGGCCTGCCCGCGGAGGGTAGCGTGTCGCCGCAAGAGGCGGCTTGGGTCGGCTACACCGGCGGCGAGAACGTCGCCGCCAACAATCAAGCCTTCTCCTCCGGCCTGGGCTCCTCGACCGGGCGCACCCAGGCCAATGTCGGCGCGTTGGCCGGCGACGTGCTGCAGACCATGCGGATCGACGACGCCATGAAGTCGGCGTCGCAGCAATTCGCCAATGCCCAAAAAGGCGCGCTGGGCTCAACCTTGGGCGGCATCGGCAGCGCGCTCGGCGGCATCACCAGACTGGCAGGCATCTGATGGCAGGCGGATCAGGCGGCGGCGGGCAGCCGGGGCAAATCCAAGGCTCTGACATGGCTAACGCCATGTTCGGCACGCAGCTCTCCATCAAGGACATGACCAACCGCTACAATCAGCTCGGGCTCGGAGGCACCGGGGCTACCCCATCCGGGGCGACCTCGGGAGCAGTCAAGGGCGTGCCCGGCAGCGGCACGACCCCAGTCACTCCCGGCACGCCTGCCAGCCCCGGCAGCCCCGGCACCTCCGGCTTCGGCGGCAGTTTTGGCGTCGGTGGCACCTCCGGCATGCCCGCCTCCCCCGCCTCTGGCCCGACCGCCTACCTGATGGACATCGGTCGAGCCCCCAGCCTGACTGGCGGCATTCCGCAGGAGTTCCAGGGCGCGCTTGGCGAGGGGCAATTCCAGGACCTGAGCGAGACCACCCAGGCAGCTGTCGGCGCGCAGCAGGCCAAGGGACAGGTTGCCAGCGGCATTGGGTCGCTCATTGGAGGCATCTGATGGCTGGCGGCGGTGGTGGCGGCGGTGGCGGTGGTGGTGGTAGCGGCACCGCCTTAGGCGACCAGCAACCTCTGGCCCAGACCACCGGCAATGATTTTTCCGGCAATGCGATGTCGCCGGGCGGCTCTCCGGCGCAATTCGTCGACAATGCCATGATGGGCGGCGGTGGCGGCCCGGCCGCCATGGTCGGCGGCCAGAACGACCCGGCGACCCAAGCGCAGTATCAGGGGCTCTATGCCTCGACCCAAACTCCGCCGGCTCCTCCAACAGGCACACAGTCCGGGCAGCAAGGCCCCGCCTGGGCGAGCGGCATTCAGAAGATCGGCGAAGCTTTGTTCGGGTCGCAGGCCCACGCCTCAAGCCTGCCGAATGTCGCCGGACGGGCTTCGACCGCAAGCGCCGGCTGGCCAACGGCCGGCGGGGCGGGCGGTGGTGGTGGGACCGACCCCTACGGCAACACCTACACCACCCAGCCCGGCTACCAGGGCTCGGCGGCGCTTCCGCTGCCGCCTTATTCACCGTCTGCGGCAGCCGCTCCCGCTGCTGCCCCAGCCCCGGCTCCGCAGCCGGCCCCTCAGCAACCGGCGGCGGAGACCGGCGGCGGCAAGATCACGCCGGCCGAGCCGACGCCCGAGGTGGCAACTGCACCAACGCCCGAGGTGCCGCTACCGCGCCCGCGTCCGCCCGAGGCCGATGCAACACCGGCGTCAGCCGCGACAGGTGTGCCGCCGCTCTCGCTCAATGTCGCTGAAAGCTACATGGACCCGGCAACGTCAGCGGGTGCATCGTCAGAATTGACCGGACAATTACCAACTGCGCTTTCAACAGCGCAGCGGGTTGTTGACCCGACCGGCCTGGGGCGAGTGGAAATGACCTCGCCTGACTTTAACGACCGCTCAATAGTCCCCGGCTCCACTCCTTATCCGGGGCGATCGCCGGTCGAGACGGCGGCTCCCAGCCCACAGCCTGAAACGCCAGCAGTGCCGGCCCAGGCTGAACCGTCGCCCTACCGGGGCGACAGATTGGACCGCAATCCCAAAGGCGACCGGCTGGATCGGCCAGCAGGTGAGCCCTTCCAGGATCGGTTCGGCCAATGGCACATGACGCCCGAAGGCGACGCATCCGAGCCTGGGCCTGCCACAGTTTCGCCACAATCGAGCACCGGCTCTGGAAATACACCGACCGGACCGACGCCAGATAGTCCCATTGGCAAGCTGATGCGCGGCGACTTCTCCGGGGCCTTCACCGGCGCGATGCGCGCGCTGACCGGCCAACTCGGGGTCTCAAACGAGCAAAATATGGTCGGGAAAGGCACCCCACCGCCCCCGCCGACGCCTATTCAGACCCAAAATTTGCAGCGTCCGCCCGGCAGGGGTGACATTGAGGCGCAACGGACCGCCCCCAACCGGGCTTTTCAGCCGCCGGTCCCCGTTCCGGGCACTTTTGGCTCGACCGCGCTCGCCGGAGGCAATCTTGGAGCGCGTCCTGGCGGCCGTGCTGTCCCGATGGACCCCTTTACCGCAGGCGCGCCGCCGTCTGGGGCACCGCCATTCAACGCTCAAGCGGCAAAACCACAAGACCGGGCACCACAAGGCGCACCCGGAGCACAGACACAGGCTCCCGCGCCTGCTCCAACCCCCGCTCCCGGCGGAACAGCCGGCGCGGCTACCCCACCTCCTAGGGTGCCGCAATGGTCTGGTGGCACAACCCAGCACATGGTCGCCAACACGCTGGCGCGTGGCGGCGCGCAACCGAATGCCATTGCCGGCATCATGGCCAACATCGGTCCCGAGAGTGGCTTCAATCGCAATGCTCGTAATCCTCAGTCTGGTGCGCGTGGACTGGTGCAATTCTCACCAACCGGCGAGGAGCTGGGTGCGTACAAGACGTGGCTGACCCAGAACAACCAGCTCCAGCAGGCCGGCAACCCGCAAAACCAGATGAAATTCCTCACCGAGCGACTGAAGACGGCTTATCCACAGACCTGGGCACGGATGAACGCCGCGCAGACGCCGGCCCAAGCTGCCGAAATCTTCGTGCGCGAGTACGAGCGCCCCGGCGCAGCCGACCTGAACCGCCGCGTTCTGCAATTCCGCAATCAGGGTGTGCCGAATGTCGAGCAGCAGCTCGGTGGTGGGGCGCGCTCGCAGGCAACGCCGAACGCGCTCAACGCGCTGCGGCAGCAGCGTGGATTATCGCAGCAAGCCTTCGCCGCGCCAGACCCGCGCGGTGGCGGCTTCGACACGCCCTATAGGGTTACGCCACGGCCCAAACGGCCACCGCCGCAATGGTATGGTCCGGTCGACCGATCACCACGTGATGTCGCATGAGGAGAGCAAAGTGAAAACACTAACGATGACGATAGCCGCACTCGTTCTATCGACCGTGGCTGCGTTTGCGTGGCCGATCGTGCCGTTTCACTACCACGCACCGGGCAGGACGTTGGGCGAACAACCGCGAGCGTTTTGGGACTACGTACCGGCCTCGGTCGCTAAGGACGGCACATGAGCCTCACCGAAGCTCCCGACGATCTGCCACTGACGCCGGAACGGCCATCGCAGCGCTCGCTCGATCCGACCCAGCCGACTGCCGAGGAGCAGGCGGCACGGGCGCGCGAGGTCCAGGCGCGCGGTGGCCCGCAGCCGCAGCAAGGTCCTGGCATTGCCTTCGCGCGCTTGGGGCCGACCAATCCGGCGCAGGTCGCCGCCATCCAGCCGCAAATACCGCAGACCCCAGCACCGGGAGAGCCGGCAGCGGAGCCGGGTCAAGACAAGAAGCTTGCCAGCCTCGATCCGGGTGCCGGCGCTGCTCCTGCAGCCGCACCCGACTACAACGCCAACCAGCCGGCGGTCTATCGGCCGCCATCACCCAATCGCAGCCCGACCGAACTGGGTGACGACTGGTTCCCGACCAAGGCGGCACAGACCTATCCGGGCATCGCGCCCGGCCCCGACATGCCGACGCCGCAAGAGAGCTATCGGGTAGCCGCTGATGCCTCCTCACGGATGGCGACCTGGGGCTCCGATCAGGTTTCTGGGGCCTATTCCCAGGCCAATTTATTGATGAACCCGCTGGCGGCCATCGCTGATGCGTTCTCCAAAGGTCGGTTTTCTCAGAATTTCAGCGCCGCCAATCTGCGCGGCCTGCAAATCCAACAAATTGAAGCGCTGGAAGCGACGCGCCGCGCCACCGAGCTGCACCAAACAGAATTGGCCGGGGCCAATCGCATCGCCAACCTGGAAGCGGCGGGCCTGATCAATCAGCCGCAGGCCGAGCGGATGATGCGCGATTATCTGATCCAGACCGGGCACCAGAAATATATCCCGATCCTGGACAGCCACGGCATCAAAGGTGTTTGGAAGCTTTATCAGATCGAGGATGCGGCGTGGCGGCAGGCCCACGCCGGTCAGGTGACGCTGCAAAAAGCGCTCGACACCGACAGCAACAACGCGACGCTACGATCGTGGGGCTTCGAGCCCGGCAGCGGCGGCACCGCCGACATGCCGGGACTGACTGGCGGCCCCGAAGACCGGACCGCGCCCGGCGGGCCGCAGACACCGGCTGGCTCTGCACCGCCGCTAGAGGGCGAGCTGGCAACGTTCAATGATTTGCCGCCGGATGCGCAGAACGCGGCGCGCGAGATCTACAACGGCAACCCGGTTCCTGGCCTTGCCGATCTTGGCAAGTCCGGCCCTGGCGGCGCGGCCGCGGTCGACAAGATCAATCAGATGGCGCGGGCGCTCGACAGCCGGGTCAATCGCATTGCGCAATATCAAAAACCCGGTGCCGATGCGGACGAGCTGGGGCAACAAAAGCTCGATGCCATCAAACGCACTGATGCCAAGCGCGGCGCGCTGATCGAGGGACTGAAAAATCTCACCATCGACCCGAACGACGCCAGCCTCAAAGGCAATGCGCGCGAGAACGCCATCGTGCAGACCCAGCAGGTCTTCCCCGGCTGGAACCGCAACATGTTTCATCAGTTCAGCGCGGTCTGGAACAACGGCAACTCGCAAGAGAACAAACAAATAGAGGCCGGCAATCGGGGGACGACGCAAGCAGTGTTGTTGGAGGCAGCGATCAACCGAATAAAGATCCCCGAAGACAGCACCATCCCGGCCAACGTCTGGAATGAGTGGAAGACCCAAGGCTACACCAGCGATCCGCAATTCGCCGCGCTCAACGAGCCGCTGCGGGCGTTCGCCGGGGAGATGGTTTTCCTGCAGACCGGGCGGGTCAACGTCACCCCGGTGACGCAGTTCCTGAAAGAGGCCCCGCTGCATGGCGGCAAGGCGCAACTGCGCACCTTGTTGCGTCAGGCCATGATTGGCGGAATGCACACCATGGAGCAAAAGCGCGGAGTGTTTAACCGGCAGACCGGATTGAGCGGTGATCCGCCGGCCGCCGATCCCGATGCGATGATGCTATATTCGGTGTTCGCCCGCTCCAACCCAAACACCGGCAAGTTTCCGAAGGACGCGCCATCCGAGTTGCTGTCGATCCAACCGAGCCCCGCCGACATGGCGAAGCGGCCGAGCTGGCGCACTCAAGATCAAGAATTCGAGCCGATGACGCGAGAAGAGTACGGCGGCTTGAGAGCCACCGTTGACAAGATGCGCAAGGACAATCCGAACGATCCGCGTCTGCCGAAGCTGATGCACGAACTCGGGATTGCGCAATAATGCCGAAGCAACAAGCACCGCAGCCGTGGGGC